TTACAACCAACAATGGCGACAAAGAAAAGCGCGCAAATGTGGCTAACCAGCAACGCAGGCGGACCATATAGCACGATGCTATCCCACTACCGCAAACTAGGGCACGCCGGTAACCCTTCGCTATGTTGGCTTGAATGGGCGGCGGCTGAAGACTGCGACATACACGACGAAAACGTATGGTACGAAGCTATTCCCACCCTGGGCGAAGAACACGGCGTTACTATCGAGGCAGTGCGGGAAGCTGTACAAACCACAGAACCGCTTATTTTCATGTCAGAATGGTTAAACATTTGGCACACTCTCAAATCACAAACAGTTATTGACCCTGAACAATGGGCGGCGCTACAACGCGAAGACATACAAATAGGCAGTTACGTTTGTTTCGGAATTGACGTAAGTCCTGACAGGGACCGCGCAAGCATCGGGGCGGCAGGTCTTAACGGCGCATACACCGCCTTAGAGGTTATTGAGTCAGAAAACCGTATCGGTTGGCTAAAGGACCGAATACTGCAACTACATCAAAAGTGGCGTATGCCGTTTGTTATAGATTCAGGCGCCGCCGCTAGTAGCCTTATAGGTGAGTTAGAAGCCGAAGGCGTACACGTCATACCAATTAACATGCGCCAGTACGGGCAGGCTTGCGGTAGCTTCTACGACGCCGTACAGGACGGCACCATAGCGCACATGGGCGACATACGCTTACAAAACGCTATCGAAGGCGCTACCCGCCGCAAACTAGGCGAGCAATGGGCGTGGTCACGCAAAACCGCAGACAACGTAGACATCACGCCATTAGTAGCCGTAACCATTGCCCGATACGCATTAACCAATAATTTGGCGAACCCTAACCCTAAAGTAGCAATACACTAACCATAGGACATTTTTATAGTATGATAAAAACCAAATACCTAGCGCTTGCGCTGGAACTAATCGGCGTAGCAGCAATATGTTACGCAATATATCTATTAATCAACCTAGCGGCATGTTTAATCGCATGCGGTGTGGTCGCCGTCATATTGGGGGCAGCTTTGGAAATAGCAAATGATAATTAACAGCCTACTGGGACGACAAACACGAAGTACCAACATTACGCTACCCGATAGGTACATCCCACCGCAAAGCCTGACGGGTGGTATAAACGTTACGGAGGGAACAACGCTTTCAGTTCCCGTGGCGTATAGGGCGGTTCAGCTCATATCGGATTCCATAGGTTCCCTACCGTTCGGCGCGTACCGTGACGATCAACGCCTAGACCCCACACCGGCGATACTGCGACAACCAGACCCGAACTTTACCCGTATGGAAACACTAGGCGCCGCCGTAGGTAGCCTAATAATGCGCGGCAACGCCTATTTTTTATTGGGTAACCCTGACCGCTTCAACTTCTACCAGAACGCTATCCTGTTATCCCCTGACGCTGTAGTGGTCCAGATGCTTAACGACGGGTCGATAATATATAAGGTAAACGGGAACACATACGACCCGTCAGAGATATTACATATTCGGGCTGGCGTTTTGACCGCCGGTAGTCTCATGGGCGCTGGACCACTACAGATGCAACGCCGAACCCTGGCGCTGGCGTTAGCCGGTGACGAATCAGCCAGCGAAATGCACGTCAATGGGTCAATACCCAGCGGCGTTATCAACAGCCCTTCGGAGTTATCGCAGGAAGAAGCGAAAGAATTAAAGAACGCCTTTATGAAAGCCCACGCAGGTCGCCAAAAAAGTCCGGCGGTTCTGAGCGGTGGGTTATCGTATCAGGCTTTGAGTTTCTCGCCGGATGATCTGCAACTACTAGAATCACGGCGGTACAGCGCCGAACAGATTTGCACGATTTTTGGTGTGCCGCCGCACATGATCGGCGTTAGCACCGACGGCAACAGCAAAACATATTCAAACGTCCAGCAAGATGTCAGATCTTTCGTACAGTTCACTTTGCGCGGGTACATGTCACGCATAGAGCAATCTTTCAGCGGGCTTTTACCCAGGGGGCAAGTAGCCCTATTCGATACTGACGATTATCAGCGGGCGGATAGGCGTGAACGATTTGAAGCGCACCGAATCGGCGTAGAGGCTGGATGGCTGACACTTGACGAAGTACGGCGCATCGAGGATCTACCAGCGAACAATGTAGAAGTGGAGGTAACCGAATGAGCGAACTGGAAACACGCACACTAGAATTTTCGGATTTAGAAACCAGAACCGAAAACAACGAACATTTTATTACGGGCATGGTGGCGCCGTTCCAAAGCCGTTTCGATGCGGGTCGCTATATAGAAACCCTATCATCAAGCGTTTTCGACAAAAGCATCAAAGAACGCGGCAACCGCATACCGCTACTAGAACAGCACGACACGCAACGGCACCCAATAGGTATGGCAGTTAAATGGGACAAAACCGCATCAGGATTGATCGCCGATTTTAAGCTGGCAGGAACCGCACGCGGCGAAGAAGCACGCACACTGGCAAGCGAAGGCATGGTAACCGGTCTATCAGTCGGTTTCGTTCCCGTCCGCAACAAAACCAGTCAGGTAGACGGCAGGCAACACATAACAAGGTTAGAAGCGAAACTAGATCATGTAGGGCTTGTCACCCAACCGGCATACAGCGAAGCGCAAGTACTATCGGTACGCGCCTGGGACCCCGACGACGAAGAATTAGTCCCACGCCTAGCCAAATGGCGACATCTTTTAGTTAATCCTTGAAAACGTCACACCAGTGCGTTACACTACGGCTACCATATTTGCGCCGTTGATTACGCCGGTTAGATCAAACCACCTAATCGACACCCGAATAAGAAATTAATCACTTTAACTTTTATTTGGAGAAATAAACTAATGAAACTACTTGACCAAATGGTTGAGGAGCGTGCCGAAATATCAGAAGCGCAAACGGGTATCGTAACCCGCGCCGCTGACGAGGAACGCGACCTCACCGAAACAGAAGACCAGAACCTGAAGGAACTGGCAACACGGGCAGAACAGCTAGATACGCGCATCGAGGAATTGAGAGCCGTTCAGGTTTCAAACCTTGAAGCCGCGAAACTCCGCGCCGAGGTAGCATCAACCGATGACACCGAAGCACGCGCAGTCGGCAACGTGGTAGTAACCAACGAACCACTAACCTACACAGAAGAAAACCGCAGCGTGTCTTTCTTCCAAGACTTGTACAACAGCCAATACAACGGCGACATAGACGCATCCGACAGGATACGCCGACACCGCCAAGAAATGGCAGTAGAAAACCGCGACGGAACAACCGCTAATTATGCCGGTTTAGTCGTGCCGCAGTATCTAACGCAATTAGCCGCTGAGCTTTCACGAGCAGGGCGACCATTCGCCGATCAATGCACAAGCCTACCGCTACCCGATGCAGGCATGACTATCAATATCAGTCGCGTAACCACAGGTTCTAGCGCAGCCGCACAAGCTAGCGAAAACGCCGCAGTTTCAGAAACGGATATCGACGATACCCTGCTAACCGCAGACGTAAGAACTATTGCCGCAGGGCAACAAGTCTCACGCCAAGCAGTTGAGCGAGGCACCGGCATAGACGCACTAATCGCCGCCGACATGATGGGCGCAGTAGCAACAGTCCTAGAAGATCAAGTACTTAACGGTTCAGGGTCATCAGGTAACATGCTCGGACTATCTAACATTAGCGGTATTAACAGTGTGACTTACACCGACGCTTCCCCAACCGCAGCGGAAGCATATTCTAAGGTGGTGGATGGCATACAGCAAATCAATTCAAACCGATTCGCTGGCGCTGATCTCATCTGCATGCACCCACGTAGATTAGCCTGGTTCCAAGCTGAGACAGATTCCAGCGGAAGGCCTCTTGTAGTACCTACCCAGAACGTTCCACAAAACGCTTTGGGTACCGGACCAGTAGCCGGTTATGGTGTCACAGGCGCCAGTATTGCCGGTCTGCCAGTAGTTACATCAGGCAAAATCTCAACAGCGGCAGGTTCAGGCGGCAACGAAGACGTTATCTTCATCGTGCGCCGTGGCGACATGCTCCTTTTCGAGGATGCAGGACAGCCAGCAATGGTGAGAATGGACCAAACAGCAGGCCTTAACCTAACCGTGACACTCGTCGCGTACCAGTATGCATGCTTCATTGGCGGACGCTACCCAGCATCTGTCAGCATGATAAGCGGTACTGGCTTAGTAGCTCCTAGCTTCTAAATTAAACAACGAGTCTTGAGGGCCGTCACTGGTAGCCGGTGGCGGTCCTCACCTCTCAACATTTAAGGAACATTATGAGTCAAGAATTATGGGAAAAGCAGGCAGCCAGCAGGATACAAAAACCCGAAAAGGCACCAGCGAAAAAAGCAGCAGCGAAAAAAGCGCCAGCAAAGAAAAAATAGGCAATGGCGTACACAACGCAGGCACTCGTAAAAGCCTACCTGGGCATACCATCAGGGACCAGCAGCGAAAACACGGCGATAGATAACGCTATCGCAGCAGCCGACGCGGAAATCGACCAAATCACCGGCCGAACTTTCGTAGTCCCTTCAGGTGCTACCGCTAAAACGTTTATACCGTTCGACGATTACACCGTTTTTTGTGACGACATCGCCCAGAAAACCGGTTTGATAGTCAAAACTGACACGGGTTTAGATGGAACGTATGACACGACGCTTACCATTACCACAGATTACGTCCTAACGGGCAACGCAGCGCCGTACAGGGTCGTTAAGCGTGTAGATGGGTCAGCGTACCCAAGGGACCGCTACGGACGCCCCACAGTCGAAATAACCGCCTTCTGGGGATACGGCATGGCTGTACCCGACCAGATAAAACAATGCGCGCTAGTGATAGCCGCTAGGCTATATCAGCGTCGTAGCAGCCCGTTAGGTTTTCAAGCTGGCAGCGTAGACGTAGGATTCGTAAGAATCAGCCGAACCGACCCAGAGGTTATCGCCTTGCTTAGAGGGTTGAAACTACCTGCGGCGGCATAGCCGTGGATTACGACGAAATCCGCGCAGAATTGAAAGTTCGCCTAGAGACAATTTCTAGTCCGCAGGCGTTCGTAAGTGTTTACGATTACGTCCCCGACTTTCTAACGCCACCCTGCTGCCTAATCGTGCCAAGTAACAATGCCATAACATTT